ATAAAATAGAATGGTCCTCCTGACCGGGTCCCTATAGGGGGAATGAAAGCCTCTCATGGAGTTTCATAGTTATTGTCTTGATTAAACCTAAGTGGGATAAACATTCCTATACATGTAACCATTAAGGTTTAGAAGTTTTTCAGGGCTTCGAATTCCTTGGAGAGATCTTCAAACTCTTTCTCGGAGGGGCTCTGAGCTCCGTCGCTCTGGAGACCGTCGGGAACAACCCGCTTGCCATCGATCTCAAGGCGCAGCCTTGGGCGAGGAGCCGGAGTGCCTCCCAACACAGCCATGGCCCGCTCGAGCCCGGCAATCTTCTGCTCGAGAACAGAAGTCTTGGCGAGCTCGAACTGGCTAAGGAGGGCGGCGGCCGCATCATTTTCTGCCTCCTTTAACGTGCGTCTCACGGCTGTGGCTTTCTTTCCCTTGAAGCCCAGGGTGACTTGCCATGTTGTATTCTCGAGAGGCCCCAGCCCCTGAATCTTCTGCAACAGTGGTGATTCCGAAGTCACGGTCTGTTGCAGAATGTGGTAGTACGCGTTTGGGCCAGCTTGGGCCATACTGCTGGATGATATTAAGAAAGCGAGTATTGCTAAGGACAGCATCAATAAGAAAGTCCAAATTCTCACTTCCAAAATAGTTGACCTGCCTCTTTTCCGCCAGTCGCCGTTTGGTACCTACATACATTGACTTGGCAACTGCAGCGCGCTCACCACGCATGCGGTGTTGTGGTGGCAAAGTGGAGAAGAAGATGGAAGGGTCATAACGTCTAGAGGCCACCGGGGTGGTGATGGAGGCAGCCCCCTCGAGAGCGTCAGGGTTCATGATCTCAAGCACAGAGGTATTGATGTCGGTGAGTACGACACGTGCTGGGGGTACACCCACGGAGATCCAGACATCACCATCAGTGTTCACTTTGAAGCCTGTCTGTTGGAAGTAGCAGGGAATGAGTTCCGTGATCCCAGTGTCGCCGTTAGGGTTATTTTCGGTCTCGTCCGAGGCCTCAGTGGACCGAACCAAGAGTTGTTTGGGCGAGTCATACAGGAGCTTGCCGCTAGCTGCGTCCTCCAGATCTGCTATTTCTGCCTTTATGAAGAATAGGCCGTCATCATGACTAATGGCGGTGCCAGCACTGACATTGACACGCTGGGAGTATGATGCGAGAGCAGCTGGGATGATCGGGTGTGAGAACTCCAGCTCGTAATCACAAGTGTGTGTGAGCTTGATCACGTTGCCACTACTGACAACGCCCCTAGTGGCAATGACAGCAGTGCCGTAACTTGTGAGGGCAGCGGGGTGGGCAATGTTGGTGAATCTGGTGCCCGCGGCCACGGGATTGTCAAAAGGCCACTTGACGGTGAAAGGCATGCGGCCGGTCGAGTGGACATGTCCGGGTTGGGCCACACCCAGTTTTATAGCTTCTGTGGGGTCTGCCGGGACGCTAGCAAGTGGATCCATCAAAGTGAAACAAATGATGGAGCCCTCCTGCATGGCCATAGAGCCAACGGCGACGAGCATGCTGGTGGCCTGGCGTAGGCGCCAACACTGGTAGTATTGGAAGGCAGCCTCAGCTAACTGATGCAGTTTCGCCACATTCACCCTGTCGAACTTCTGGGAATAGAGAACTGAGGCGTCAGCTCCGGCTGCAATTTGCTCAGAAGAGACTTGAAACACAACTCGGTGGACGGCCGGATCGTCCCGCGGGGTGTGGGAGACCAATTCATTGTAAGCAACCGGGGCTCCACGGTCATCGGCGATCACAGTGCCAACAGGTGGTCTGCCAGAGTCGGCTGGTGCAATAGTATCGGCCATGATTTGTGTTGTTGTCTCGCCTCTTTTACATACAATAACGGCTTGACATGCACGGTCCTCATCTTTTTCATGAGCCGGCGCTTGGAACGGCAAGTGCGCCTAGCCTTGCCCCTAAGGAGGTAGAGCGCTTGGGGGGGAGAGTCGGGGTAAGCGGAAGCCAGCACTGACTTGTAAATATCAGTGGCCACAAAGAGCAGCTCATCGTCTGAGAGAACACTTCCGGCCGGCTCTTTGATGTATCTGTCAAACCACGGACCTGCCGTCCCGGTGGGGTTGCCGGTGGTAATGGTTTTCCAGGCCGACTTGGCGAAGTGTTGGCAATTGTGTCTGAGCAGATCGTATCTCCAAGAATCGCGCCCCGCAGCCTCACTGAAACTCTGTGCAATGGAGGCGACCGAGTGGGGTGACACGGCGTACGGCACCGAATCCGCAGTGCCCGTCGTCTTGAGAGCTAACTTCTTTATAGTTGGGTCAGACCACAACTGCGAGACCTGAGCGTCACTCAGCTTCGCTAACGGCCCCGGCGGCATACCGCGACAAAGCAGCAGTGCCCTCTTTTCTAAGGCCAGATCTTGGTCGTCTCCACCAATCTCGGACACTGACATCCACCTGGTTTTGACGGCGCCGTCCTTCTTCTCGGTTTTATGGAGAAAGAAGGTGAACCCTGGCTCAGAGGGGAAAGAGGCGGAGCTGCCCGCAGCAGGAAACGAGCCGACGTACCTCTGGACACCGTCACTGACACCGAGTCCAAAGTAACCGCCGTGCAGCGAATCATCAGCATCTCGTGGCACAGTGAAATTAATAGTGATGCTTTGATGTTCCGGATAAATACCCTCGGCCACTAGTCTGTCGGCGAGCGGCCGGAGAGGCCCCGTTACGTCGCCAGAGTTAGGTATAGATATAGGGGTAAGCTGCAGCGCGCTGAGGGACATGAAATCCGTGGCCAGTAGGTTCTCGCCGACAGGTACGCCCTGTATGCGTGAATTCAGCCTGGGTGAATTGTTCTTGAACCATGAAAAATTCCTCACTTTGATCCACCGTGCTGCACCGGTGCCAATGGAGCGCAGAAACTTCTGCGGCTTGGAGAGAATGTTGTCAACCAGGCGCACGCCAGCTCCGGAGCGCCTCGCCTGCGAGATGCCCACCAGCCCCAGAGCTATGCCTGTGATCGCGCTCATGAAGTCGTGGTTCCTGATCGCGTTGTCGGCAATGTCGCCAATCGTGCCAACGACCAGCGCGGCCGCCATTCCCGCGCCAGGCACCATGAAGTTTGAGATGGTGTATGCGCCGGCAGCTATGACGCCGAAAACGCTTGGTTCGGTTGCCTGAATCAGCGCCTCAATTTGTTGTTCCTGTGTGTCTAGGCGGTAGTCCATATAGCCAGTTTTAATAGCTGAAATGAGGGCGGAGGCCCACAACTGCTCCTCCCCGACATCCACCCTGCGTGGTGAAAGCATAATTGGGGCGACGCGTGAGAACTGGATTTTGACCCGAGTGGGTAGTATGTCGCTGTTTGGGTCGAACAGTTCATCGCGTGCTATGTCAAGGCGGTTTATGATGGTTTGGTCGGCAGGCACCCTGGCCATTGCAAAGCTCCCCAAGTAATTGGTGTATTTGCCATACTCAACTTTTAGACGTCCATCCCAGAGATACTCATTGTTGGGTCCGTTCTCAACATTCGTGCCGGTGCTGGGTCGCGTGGAGGAGCGGTGAAGGTCGCTGATGTCGAAATTGACTCTAGCAACGTCTACCATGAATTTCACTCGCAGCTCTCCGTCCTCCGCTGTAACTTCCGGTTTGTAGATGGTAACGTGGCCGTCTCTCTCGACTGTGATCTGGCACTTCGCTCCCGCGTCGACCACCGCATCAGCAGTTATGTTCACATAAAGGTTGTGGGGTACGAAGAGAGGCGTTTGATAATTCGCCACTCTGCATTCCAGGTAGGGCTCTTTGCCATAAGCTTGTTCCCCTATCCACTGGACGGATCCAGCCTCCCCGTCTGCATTCAAGAGATTGTTCAGATCGCCATCCGCTAACCACATTGTCGCGGTGACCCCGTTGTCGGTCACCACAGTCTTGTCATGGGTGGGGACTGACCCGACGGGGTGGGCTTTATTGGCGATTTTGATGGAGGCGTTTCGAACGCGGTCGCCGCCACCCCAATCTAGGTTAGAGTCTAGGTATCCGTGAACCCAGTTGTCGTTGTGTTGCCCGTACCAAAACTTAGCCTCTCCCTCCAGTTCCGTGAATGAAGCTACAAGTGCAGAACTGGTCAATGAGGCCAGAGTCCTCGAATTGTAGACTGGGAGAGCAGCAGCCAAGAGCTGCTGAGTGGTGAAGTTCTCCATTATAGTCTCTTTAACTTTCCGCTCGATGGCGGCCTGAATGAGCAGATAAGTCGCATTCAACCCAGCCAAGAGGGTTGCATCATGCACATTTCCCTTGAAGCACGGTTCATCACCGAGGAACTCAACCACCCCAGAAATTACAACAACCTGGAAGCCGGGACTGTCAGTCTCAACGTACAAGTCGTTTGGAGGCCACCAAAGCATCTCCTTGTCATAGGAAGTTATTTCGCCGAAAGGCAGCCCGTGAGAAAGCGTGTAGCCCCGAGGAGTGGTGGTGAAGATCACAAGATGTTCGAATGGAACTGCCACTGACGCAGAACCACCCTCATCCTCAATCACCACGCGGGTCCTGCTGCGAGTGAGTTTGATAGTCTCCTGCGAAGTAGGTAACTCGCCCTCGACGTCCAGTTGCCAGCTCGGGACCCCATCCCCCTCGCTGTATGAACCGATCGGCGTCTCAACAAAGCTCGCAAGATAGTCGCGCGCCTGTCCCCCGTCGCGGTAGTCCCCTGGTGCGGCATTGGTAAAGGTGGATGTGGAGGCCACCAAAGGCAAGATATAAGTTCCGAAGCTGTGAGAGAACAATCCGTTTTCCAGCCGTTGGGCCTCGCTCACCACCGGGAAGACCGTGAGGTTGGCGGAGGTGGAAGATGCCTCCACAAGATGGTCGGTGGTTTCCTTGAAAAGTTGGTCAGCTAAATAATCCGTCCGTTGGAGGGCGAAGATGATGGCCTCGAGTGCGGCCGCCCCTGCGACCGTGTCGTACAAGCCATCCAATTCGCTCTGGCCGTCCACCACAGAGATCGAAGGCACCCGCGGATCATTTGTCCAAGAAAACATGCCATCTCGTTAGCTGACCTATTTTACAACCAACGCTGGTAACCGATCTTCCGTCGTCACAGACGCCCAAACATGCGGGGTGGTGAGGTAGCTATGGCGCGGGGGTGGGCACCCGTCTTTGATCCCCGAGTAAAGGCCGCGTTGCTTGGTTGTGGAGACCAAAGGTGAACCGGCCCCCGAAAACCAATAAAGGTAAGACATGAGTGGGGTGAACAATCTCTCGCTCTTTTGGTAGTGTCTCGCATTGACCACTATGGTGGCAAAGTAGTCTCGTTCATTGTCCGCAATGCGGAGCCAGTCCCTCACAGCTGTTTGATATTTCACCAAGTCGTTGACGCCGATAAATTTTCGACTAGCGAGCTTGGCAATAGCCCTGGGCAGATTTAAATATAGCCCGTCAGCGAGCAAGTAGCCGACCAAGGTCGGGATCTTTGAAATCACCGGCTTCATGTAGGGGAGTAGATCGCGTGGTCCACGGAAGGTTGCGGTGTCGCAGAAGCCCGCACTGTCATCTCCCTGAAAGGCCATGAATCTAAGGTTCTTGAATTTGTAGCAGGCCAAGACCATTAGAGCATTGATGACGGTGTTGCTAAACAGGGTGTCAGCTCTGCCGCTCTGCAAGCACCCGCGCACTTGCAATTTGATATCTCCTGCGTCTAAGAGCCAATTGTTATTGAGCTGTTGCATTAATTTGATCCCGAGGGAGTCCACACCGCACCGGCGGTACACGACTTTCATGACCTCGTCGCTCCAAAGCCCGCGTAGGGCGTCGAACTGGGTAAAGTCATTCTCAAACCCAATGAGTGCGTCATGCCGCAACCGTCGTATCTCCTGGTCAAACTCGTTGAAAGTCTTGCCATAACAGAAAGAGAAACCCGGCTTCAAGCTGCTGGTGACGATCTTCTCAGCGCAGCGGACCCAGGCCGCAGCCAGCATGTTCACCGCTGGTGGTTGTGCAGAAATGCCCTGGCCGCCCTTGCTGAAACCGAAGGGAGCGTAGCGTATGCCGGCGTCGTGGTGAAGATCGGCTTTCGTCTGCTTTTTGGGGAAATGGTCGATCTTCCTTGATTTCTCATAGAACTTTGTGTCATAACAATCAAACAAATGGGACATGGATCGGGTGACGCACTTCTCAATGTACTCAGCGTGAGAGGCGACGACCTCATCTATTGCAGCTGGTCGCGGGGTGAATAAGGTGTCGATCTCAGCGATGCAGGCTGCCTGCAGCCAGGCAGAAGTCATTCGCGGGAGTTTGACAGGCCGACCGTATCTGGTGACGGCGGTGTGTATGGAAGGCGTCATGTCTTTGCCATTGTACTCCCGGCCCCTGTTAGATAACGGCAGCCGGTATTTCAAAGACTCGGCGGCGTGGCCCAGCAGCCTGCGTCCCTGGTGGATCTTGAGCGTCTTTTCTGGCATTGGGATGGTGTGGTAAGCATTGTGGGAATGTGTGCTGAACACGGTTTGTCGGACAGGAGCTATAGCTTGCATGCACATCTCCACGAGAGCCGCGTCCGACGATGCTTGGACCTGTTTCCAACTGGTCGCCTTCCCACCCTTGTGTCTATTCTGGGCTGAAAAGGGGGCTCGGTTGAGCTCTTGGACCTCAGGAACCTCTCGAACTTCTGCAGCTATCATGTAATCAAACTTTGGAGGACCAAGAGCGGCCACCACGGCGTCAAGCTCACCGGGCCAGAAGAATGTTCTGCCGGAGGCGTTCAGAGGCTCCTCAAGAGTGCCAGC